CAACGGCGGGGGCCCTGCGGAATCGCCGTCTAACAAGCTGTTGCAGATCGACAGCGCGATTCTTGCCGATGGGACGGAAATCAACCTTGATCTGGTGCAGGCAAACTACCTGAACAGTAACGGCATTGTAACCGCCCTGAACTTCATTGGCGGGTATGTGCTGTGGGGCAATGAAACGGCGTGCTTCCCCTCCAACACGGACGTGAAGGATTATTTCATTCCCGTTTCCCGTATGTTCGGGTGGGTTTCCAACAGCATTGTCCTTTCCTACTGGTCCAAACTGGACAAGAAAATGACGCGGCGGCTGATTGATTCCATTGTTGACAGTGTGAACATTTGGCTGAACGGCCTAACCGCTGAGGAAAAATTGCTGGGCGGGCGCGTGGAGTTCCGGGACAGCGAAAACAGCCTTACGGCGCTTATGGCCGGAAAGGCTGTTTTCCACCTCTACATTACCCCGCCTTCCCCCGCAAAGGAACTGGAATTTGTGCTTGAATACGACGTTTCTTATGTGGAATCGACGTTGAAGGCGGCGTAAAGGAGGGAATATAAATGCCGAGGGTTGATGAATCCATTATTAACTTTGCGCTGTATGAGGACGCAAACGAATATTTGGGAATGGCGGAAGTGACCCTTCCCGAACTGGCAAGCCTGACACAAGAGATCACGGGCGCGGGGATTGCCGGAAACGTGGAAGCGGTGATTCTGGGCCATTTCGAGGCCATGACAACCACACTGAACTTCCGAACCGTGACCCGTTCCGCCGTGAGCCTGAATAAGCCCGGATACCACACACTGACCCTGCGTGTGGCCCAGCAGTTGAAAGACACTGTGAAGGGGACGAAGGTAACGCAGGCCGTAAAGCACGTAATGATCGTGGAATCGAAGAAGTACGCGCCGGGTAAGGTGGCCCCCGCTTCCACTGCGGAGGCTTCCGGCGAATACGCCGTTACCTATTTTGCAACGTTCATTGACGGGAAGAAGGTTTTGGAAGTGGACAAGCTGAACTTCATTTATGAAGTGGACGGCGTGGACTATCTGGCAGAAGCAAGAAAGGCAATGGGGAAATAACCAGCGGGCAACCGCTGGTTGTTTTCTGAAAATTTGATTGGAGGAACAAAAAATGAGTAAAGATTTTGGGCGTGAGAGCGTGGAGCAGAAGAAAGCCGCCGTCGTGGCCGCCGGGGGCGCGCAGAACGGCGCGGAACTGGAACCGGGGGTAATTACCACGTTGGAGGAAAGCGCCGCTGTGGAGGCCGCAGAAGCGCCGGAGAACGGCAACAGCGGTGAGCCGGTGGAACTGGTGGTGAAGGAGCGGGAGAAGAAGGAGCCGGGCGCGGAAAAGGCGAAGGGGACCTATGTTCACACCTTCCGCCGCCCGGTGAAGTTCGAGGGCACGACGTACAAGACCCTTACGTTCTATTGGGACCGGCTGACCGGCGCGGATATGATTTCCATTGAGAACGAAATGCAGGATATGAACGAATACGCCCTTTCGCCGGAAATGTCCGCCAGCTTCCTTGCGAAGATGGCCGCGAAGGCGGCGGGCGTGGGTTCTGACTTCATCGAGGCGCTTCCCGTTCCCGACTTCACGAAGATTCGGAACGAGGCCAGAAGTTTTTTAGTTTCTACGGGCTATTAAGCGGCCCCGTTCGCTGGTACAGACGGCAAAGCATACGCCTTGCGCGGGCGGGCATTGCGCCGGTCCCCTTTTGGCTGGAAATGTCCCCCGCGCAATTAAGCGCGTGGATTCGGGAAGTAAATCAAGTGGCGAAGGAAGAAAAAGCGGAAACAGAAGCGGCAAACAAGAAATGACAGCTTGACTTCCCCGCAGTTTGCATTTATAATTTCTTGTGTTAAAGATAAGAAATTATCTGCATATTAGCGGAACGGAGGATTTCAACATGAAAAAGCGGTTTTTCTCTTTTGCTGTTGCGGCGGCGCTGGTTCTGGGCCTTGCCGGGTGCGGCGGCGTGCTGGTGGATTACGAAACGCCGAAATCGGAAGAACTGTCCACGCAGTACGATTTTTACAGCGATTCGCAACGGGAACTTTCGTCTGGAATGGCGATCACGCCGGAACAGGCGGACGAAGTTTTTCTTGTCCTTATTTCCTGCGGGATGGACGGAAAGGTTTCCAGCGTAACACGCAAAGCGGGGGACGAAGGGCATTGTACGGTTTCGGCCCTTGGAAGCCTTGGAGCGTTCGACGTGTATTATACGGACGGCGTGGTTGACCGCGTGGAGAAGGGCGGGAAGGAGTTGTACCCGGAAATGTATAATGTTCTGCTTGATTGCAAGGTAAAGGTTGCGGACGTGAAAAACGGGCTGGGAACGGACGTGATAGGGCAACGCGCCTATATCGACATTCTAAAATCTCAGCTTGTGGCCGTTTCAGAAGATGATTACAAAGAGTTTGTGGAAACCGTTGTAAAAGACAGCGGCTATAACTGGTTTTCCATTATGTGCGAGGATGGGACGGGAATCACATTCCCCGGTTCCATGTACTTTGTAGGAGAGTACGGAAAACAAGACAAGGACGGTTCGATTCTGGAAAAGTTCGGAACGATTTCCATTCAGGAAGGCGAAACGTACTTATACGAAGAAAGCTAAAATTTAGAATATCAAGTTTCAGGGAACCACCCGGCGCGGGTGGTTCCCCTTTTTATGCCTTGAAACTGGGGGTGAGCGCTTGGAGGGTTCCAGAAAAGAATATGAATTGCTGTTTAAGCTGAAAGCGGCGCTGGGCGGAAACTTCAACAGTACGTTCAAATCCGCGCTGAAAACCACGCGGGAATTGCAGGGGACTATTCAAAAGGTAAACGGCCTGCAAGGGAAGATCAACGGATTTCAAAGGCAATCCGCCGCGATCACTAACAATAAAAACAAACTGGCAGAACTGACCGCAGAACATGAACGGCTACAACGGGAAATGAGCCAAACGGAAACCCCGTCCGAAAGCCTGAGAAAGAAAATGGAGCGGAACGAGCGGCAGATCGAACAGACCACACGGGCCATTGAAGAACAGGAACAACGGCTTGGAGAAATGGGGGACGAACTGCGGCGGGCCGGTGTAAATACGGACAATTTGGAGGGCGCGAACGAACGGCTACGGCGCAGTTATGAACGCCTGAAACAAAGTCAAGAGGAATACGCGCGTATTAGCGCGGCACAGCAGAAAAACAATCAAGCCATTTCCCAGACCAAAGCCCAGCTTGGCGGCGTGATTGGAACGGCAACGGCGCTGGGCGCGGCGCTATACGCCGGGCCTATCAATAAAACAAAGGAATTTCAAGCGCAAATGTCAAGCGTGAAGTCCATTATTGCGGATTCCTACGGAACCAGCCCGGAGGGACTAAAGGCGCTTGAAAAGGATATGGGCCGGTTAAATGCGATTGCAAAAGAAATGGGCGCAACCACGAAATTTACGGCCACGGAATCCGGGCAGGCTTTACAGTATATGGCAATGGCCGGATGGAAGGCAGATCAAATGATTTCCGGCCTTCCGGGCATTATGAACCTTGCCGCCGCGTCCGGGGAGGATTTGGGGCAGGTTTCGGACATTGTAACGGACGCTTTAACAGCGTTCAGGATGAAAGCGGGAGAGGCGGGGCACTTTGCGGACGTGCTGGCCGTCGCTTCCAGTAACGCAAACACGGACGTTGCCATGATGGGCGCAACCTTCCAGAAGGTAGCCCCGGTGGCGGGCGCGCTGGGCTATTCCGTGGAAGATATGTCCCTTGGAATCGGCCTGATGGCGAACGCCTCTATTAAAGCGGAGGTTGCCGGAACGTCGCTGAAAACCGCTCTTTCCAATATGGCGAAGCCCACAAAGCAAATGAAAGCCTATATGGACAAGTACGGAATCAGCCTGACAAATACAGACGGTTCCATGAAGTCCTTTGCGGAAGTGGTGGACAACCTGAGAAACAGCCTGTGCGTATTGTCACAGGTGGAACAGGTGGCGGCGGCAACCGCGATTTTCGGAAAAGAGAGTTACGCCGGTATGCTGGCAATCGTGAACGCCAGCGAAGAGGATTTTAATAAGTTGTCCGATTCGGTCAACAACGCGAAGGGCGCGGCGGAGCGGATGGCGGCAATCAAGCTGGACAATCTGGAAGGCGATCTAACCTTGATGAAGTCCGCCGCAGACGGCTTGCAAATTGCCATAGGGGAAGCGTTGCTTCCGGCCTTCCGTGGAGCGGTTCAACAGATCACAGCGTTTTTGACGAAGGCAACGGAATGGGCAAACGAAAACCCGGAACTGGTTCAGCAGATCGTAAAGATTGCGGGCGGCTTGCTGGCCTTCAAGGCCGCGACGCTGGGCGCGAAGCTGGGCTTTTTGGAGTTGAAGGGCGGCGTGCTGTCCGTCCAGAAGGTTTTTGCCCTCTTCAAAGGGAAGGCGGCGGAAGCCGGGGTTGAATCTATCGGGCTACTTGGAAAGCTGAGGACCGCAGGCGCGGGAATGAAGGGCTATTTTGGCAGCTTGTCCGGGGCGTTTGGAAACCTGTTCGGCGGAACCAGAATCGGAAGCCTTGTAACGTCGCTGGGCGGCAAGCTGTCAAGCGGGGTTTTGGGCGCGTTTGCTTCTGTGGGCGGCAAGATTTCCGGCATTTTCGGCGGCGTGGCCCGCGCGGTTCTGAACGGGCCGCTGGGGAAACTGGGCGGCGTTATCGGAAAAGGGCTGGGAAGCGTGA